CGAGGTGACAGATGCACGCTCAAGACTCGCTGAGAAACTCGCTGCGCTCCTTGAAGCCCGAGGAGCTGACGCAGACCCTGAAACACCTCACTGAAGCCGAGGCCGAGGCGCTGCTACACGACTGGCCGGGCCTGTGGGCGAGGCCTAACCAACTGGCACCGGCCGGTGACTGGCGAGTCTGGCTGCTGTGCGCAGGGCGTGGGTTTGGGAAGACTCGCTCGGCGGCTGAATGGGTCAGACAGCAGCTTGTCGAGATGCCAGGCTGCCGCCTTGCCATTGTTGCCCGCACTTACACCGACGTGACGATGACTTGCGTCGAAGGAGAGTCGGGCCTGCTGTCCTGCCTTGCGCCTGCTGAGAGGCGAGGCCTGACGTGGAATCGAAGCTTAGGCGAGGGCTCGCTGGCCAACGGCAGCCGCTGGCAGGTATTCACCTCAGAGAAGCCTGATGCGCTTCGTGGGCCTCAATTCCACGTCATGTGGGCTGACGAGCTGGCCGCATGGGAGAAGCACCGGGCAGCGTGGGAGCAGGTGCCGTATGTGGTGCGCCTGCCGTGGACGCCAGAACCAAAGCGAGCTGGCCGGGTGGTTGTCTCGACGACACCGCGGCCGGTGAAGGAGATTCGCGAGCTATTGAAAAGCCCAGAGACGACGGTGACGCGGGGCACCTCCTTTGAGAATTGGGCCAACCTCAACGCGCTGACACAGGAGAAGCTGGCAGCTTTGAGAGGGACTCGGATGGGCCGTCAGGAATTGATGGCCGAGATTCTCGACGACGTACCAGGCGCGCTTTGGGCCAGAAGCACACTCGACAAGCACCGGGTGTTGGCGGCCCCTGACATGGCGCGCATCGTGGTGGGAGTCGACCCGGCCGTGACAAGCGGCGAGGACGCAGACGAGACGGGCATCATCGCGGCCGGCAAGGGAGTCGATGGGCACTTCTACATCCTGAAAGACTCAACCTGCCGCCTCTCGCCGGATGGGTGGGCGAGGAGGGCCGTAGGCCTTTATGAGGAGCTGGGGGCCGACCGGGTTGTGGCTGAGGTTAACCAGGGCGGCGAGCTCGTCGAGCGCATCGTCCGCAGCGTCTCGAAGAATGTCGCCTATAAGGCCGTCAGGGCGACGCGAGGGAAGCGGGTGCGGGCCGAGCCGATTGCCGCCCTATATGAGCAAGGCCGCGTGCATCACGTCGGGGCGCTCGAGCAACTGGAAGACCAACTCTGCACATACACGCCTGACAACTATGCAGGCAGCCCAGACAGACTCGACGCCTTAGTGTGGGCGCTGACGGAATTGTCAGAAGGAAGTCGCGTCGTCATTCGTTGAGCGCTTGGAATCATAACCAGAAAGATAAGCCCATGGCCTTTAACTTGCGAGCAGCATGGAAAGCCCTTTTTTCTGACGGTGCAAACCAAGGAGCGCAAGGCCTCCTTTCCGGCATCAGCATGGGCAGCCAGAGGGCACCACGGCGAGGCAGCAAGGAATTGATGCTTGCCTACCGAGAGCAGCCGTGGCTGCGTGCTATTGTGCAGCGAATTGCGCAGGACGTGGCGTCTGTACCCTTGCGCCTACTCGCGCCGAGCAGGCCTTCGGGGAATGGGCTGGTTTCGAGGGCTGTCGGAAGCGCGGGCGACATTCGCCGCAAGATGCTCGACGACGGCCTTCAGAGCGGCAGCCTTCGCGTCGTCGAGGAGCATCCCTTCCTTGACCTGCTTAACTTCATGAACCCTGCCCTCCGCGCCGTGGGCAGTTTTACGGTGACGCAGGCCTACATCGACTTGAAGGGCGAGGCCTTCTGGGTGTTGGAGCGCAACGGGGCCGGGCAAGTCATCGAGGCGTGGCCCGTCCCGCCCCATTGGGTGAGCGAGACGCCGAGCTCGGCCAATCCATCATTTCGGATGCAGGCTTACGGGTGGAACAAGAACGTGCCCGAGAGCGATGTCCTCTGGCTAAAGGTGCCTGACCTCGAAAACCCATACGCTCGAGGCAGCGGCATCGGAGAGTCACTGGCCGATGAGATTGACGTGGATGAGTTCGCAGCGAAACACGTCCGGGACTGGTTTTTCAATGGCGGCCGCCCCTCCGGCTTCGTCAGCCTCGAAGGCGCTGGCGAGGATGAGGTGACGCGCTTCGAGGAAAGGTGGCGCAGCAGATACCAGGGACTGGGAAGGGCACACCAAATCCACTTCACGAACGCAGCCATCGACTACCGAGACTTGTCCCATACGTTCAAGGACCAAGAGTTGCTGTCGCTGAGGCAGTACCAGAGCGACCTCATGCGCCAGACTTTCGGGGTGCCGCCCGAGATTCTCGGCATCCTTCAAAACAGCAATCGGGCCACCATCGATTCCAGTTTCTACCTTTACAGCCGCGGCGTGTTGATTCCACGCCTTGTCATGCTGTGTGATGCCCTGCAGCAGCTCGCGGCAGAGTATGACGACAGGCTAATCGTCGACTTCGTTTCGCCGGTACCAGAGGATGTGGAGTTCAAAAAGTCAGCCATGGTGGCGCTGCCTACAAACTACACCGTCAACGAGCACCGTGCCCTCGCCGGTCAGGCCCCGATTGATGGCGGCGAAAGCATGTACGCGAGCCAGCCTGCCGCAGGCCCGTCCTTCTTTGGCCTCTCGCAGGAGCCAGCCTTCGTCAAAAGCATCGGCCGCTGGAAGACAAACGAAACAATCGAGCGCATCGTCGCCGTCCTGACTCGTGAGCAATTGATGGAGCTCGTCGGCCCCGTGCTTCGCGGTCAATTCATCCAGGTGGGCCGCAGCACAATGGAGGAGCTCGGTGGCGATGCGTCGCTTTTCTCCTTGAAGAATCCTCTCGTGAAGGATGCCATTCAAGAGTCCTCAGACAAAATCACACAGACAAACGACACGACGAAGCAATACATCCGCGACGTGCTCGAGGAGGGCATCCTCGCAGGCGAAGGCATCGACAAGCTGGCCGCTCGCATCGAGGAGGTGTTTGACGAGGCCGACGACTACCGCGCCCGGATGATTGCACGCACGGAAACCATCTCGAGCGCCAATAAGGCCAAGCTGTCGGCCTTCGTGGCCTCTGGAGTCGTCGAGGGCAAGGAGTGGCTGGCTGTGCAGGACGGGAAGACGAGGGACGCACACAGAAGCCTCGACGGGCAAATCATTGGGCTTGACGCTTCCTTTAAAGCCGATGGCTATAGCACGATGTACCCAGGCGGCTTCGGGGTGGCTGAACTCGACATACAATGCCGCTGCACCATCCTGCCGAAGACTGAAATCCGCGACTTGGGCGAGGAGCGGGCACTCGCCGAGGACCGCGTTGCGAAATGGAAGGCCTTCGACCGCGAGATGGTGCGACAGGAAGACAAGCTGGCCGCAGCCATGCGCGACGCCTATCAGGTGCAGCGCGAGACCGTGCTGTCGGAGCTCGAGGCCACCTTCGGAAAGGCCATCAAGGGTCGCCGAAAGAAAGCGAAGGCGAGGGCAAAGAAGCTGCCGCAAATGACTTTGGGTTTTGAATGATTGGAATCTAAGGGAGAAGACTGTGGGCATGGATGCGTACAGGCCGAAGCTGCTCGACACCGGAACGTGGAAAGCCACGCTGAGAGGCGAGGGCAAGGTGTGTGCCGTGCGCAAGGAAGTCATCACGGACGTGGCCTCGACGACTGAGGGCCTCAACTTCATTCTTTCGACTGCTGCGGTCGACCGTCATGGCGACACTGTTTCACAGTCTGGCTGGAAGCTGGACAACTACAAGAAAAACCCCGTCGTCCTCTTTGGGCACGACCAACAGTCTCCGCCCGTGGGCCGAGCGCCTGTCGTCGTCATCGAGGGCGACAAGTTGGTCGCAAAGGGAGTCCAATTCACTCCGAAAGACCTCTCGCCTTTTGGCTGGATGGTGGGCGAGATGTACCGGCAGGGCTTTATGAATGCCGTCTCGGTAGGCTTCCTTCCGTCGAAGTTCGCTGAGAATGACGAGCGCGGTGGGTTGGCGATGGACTTCGAAGAGCAGGAGTTGCTCGAGTTTTCTGCCGTCCCTGTCCCTGCCAACCCGGAGGCGCTCCAGGCTGCGAAGTCTGCGGGCATCGAGGTGTCCCCCCTCGTCGAGTGGGCCGAGAAGATTCTCGACACCAAGGACGGCAGCCAGACGGTACAGAGGACGATGGCCGAGCGCGTCTGGAAATCCATTCAACCAAGGAAGGCATTCATGGCAACGAAGCGTAAACAAGAGATGGTCGAGCCCGATGAAATGGAGATGCCCGAGGAAGGCGGCAAAGTCGAAATCGAGCTGCCCGATGGTATGCAGCCGCTCGTTGACCTCCTCACCGGCCTCATGGGCGAAGTCAAAATGTGCCGCAAGGAGATGGGCAACCTCGTCGAGAAGATGGGCGAGTACTCGAAGCAACTGAAGCTGCCCGAGGAGAATCCCACCCAGGAGATGCCGCCCCTTGAGCCTATGAAGTCACAGCCCGAGGTGGTGGCAAAGAAGGTGAACGAAGAGGTGAAGCGGCGGATTGCCCACCTTCTCGGGAAGCTGGACTGATGCCCACCTTCGGAGACTATCCGCAATCGGCAACGGATGCGGCAAAGAAGGCTTTGAAGCACAAGGAAGAGAACGGAAGCGACTGTGGGACGCGGGTTGGATGGTTTAGGGCGAAGCAGATTGCCAGGCGAGAGCCGCTGGAGATTGACGAAATCAAGCGGACCTACTCTTTCCTGTCGAGGGCTGCGACGTACAACACAGGCAAATACGTCGACGAGGAAGGCCGCGAGGTGTGTGGCTCAATCATGTACGACGCATGGGGTGGGGAAACCATGCTTCCGTGGGCAAGGAAGACGTTGGAGAGAATCGAAGCTGAAGCAGAGGCAGAAGAGGAGAAGCAACTAACCCGAAGCAAAGGAAACTTAACCATGAGCGACACCAATGGCATTGACGCGGTGGTGGCAAAGGCTGTGGCCGATGCCATGAAGCCGCTTGAGGAGCAGCTGAAGCAGAAGGCAACCTCTAACTTCTCGGTCCCTCCGACGAAGGGCGAGACGACGGCAACCGAGGGCATCGAGTACAGCGGCAAGGAAATGGCCGATGGAAAGGGCCTGCACTTCATTCGCTTTGCGAAGGCGAAGGCGACTGCCGCCCTGCGCTCGCAGAAGGAAGGCCGTTTCGTTTCTCCTGCCGAGGTGGCCAAGTCGTGGGGCTACAACCAGGTGGCGAAGGCCCTCAACCAGAATGATTTCGACAATGGCGGCTCGCTGGTGCATCAGCAATTCGCCACCGAGATGATTGAGCTGCTGCGC